TGTCCTGGCGTCGTGTCCAGGCGGTGGGGCCGGTCGTAACCGGCCGCGCCGTCAAGTCACGCTACGCTTTCCCGTTCCGTCGCACCCGTAACAAGCCCCGCCGCTGCGGTGTAGAAACTGGGTCAACTGTCCCGTGCCACCGCAACGCGTGCAACGTGGGGCCGCGGACCTGGCCGCTCCTGCTGCCACTACAGCCGCCCGCCTGGCGCGCTCCTGCTCGGCCATCTGATCCAGCCCCGCCCGCACATGCGCCATGGTCACGTGCCGGTTGCCAGGAAAAAGAACGTCCATCCAGTCTGGTTCGTCGCCCATTGCTACGCCTCCCGCCGTGTCGTGGGGAAGCCAGGGGCGCACCCCTGGAAACCTCAAGGCAAGGCGTTACCAGCCGCCTCCTTCGGCGCGATCGGCGCAAGCGTCGCACTGATACCCGCGCTGCTTGTCGGCGGCTGTCAGGCGGTCTGGCTCCTTGCAGGTGGGGCAGGGGAGATTCCGGGGGTTGCGGTGCGAAGCCGCGCGCAAGGCGCTGGTGCTGCTCTTGAACATCCGGGCGGCTGTCGTGTGCGTGGTTTTCATGTCGGTGGCTCCTGTGTGTGAGGTCAGGCGTTGCGGGGAATCGGCAGGATCGGGGCGGACCGGCACTGGTGCCACAGGTGGTGACGGTAGTCCTGCCACGGGATCGCGCGCCAATCGCTGATCCCGTCCGCGCGCCTCGGGCGGATGATCTGAGCGGGCGCCAGCGGGCTCGGGTCGGCGTCGGTAATAACGGCCAGGAAGCCGTCACGCTCGGCCGTCGTGGGGTGCGCCACCACGTACAGGCGGCACGGGGTCGCGCGCTGCCTGCGCTCGAGATCGGCGGCTGCTGCGGTGATGATTGCTTCGTAAGACATGGGGGTTCCTTTCGTTGGCTGGTGGTCAGGCGTCGATCGCTTCGGCGATCTCGTACAGTTCGGCGCGTACCGCCGTGAGGTTGTGCAGGCGGTTCGCGTGCTGGCGTAGCGCCTCCTGCGTCGCGTCGCGTCCTTGCGGGTAGTAGTCGCGCCCATTGGGGCAAGCGGACTGCAGCGCGTCGATCGCGAGCCGCAACGCTTCGCCTGCGGTGCAAAGCTGGTCGATCAATTCTTGGCGGCCGGTGCCGTTCATGTGAACGGTGGGGACGGCGAGGGGCATAATCGGTCTCCTGTTCTGGCGGTCAGGCGGCAACGCGGAAGCAGTGGGCCGCATAGGCCGCGTCTTCCCAACTGAACGGCTGCACGCAACGCATCCAGGATCCGCGAGGCGCCGGCATCCAGCGGCCGGCGGTGTCGGAGTAGTAGGCCGCGCCCTGGTGGTACGTGCCACCCACGCACACCACATTGCGAACGTCGGGCGCGATGTCGAGCAAGGGGGAGGCAAGGCGCACAAGCTCTTGCGCCTGGAAGCCCCACGCCTGCGCTCCAAGCCATTCCGCGTGCTGCGTCGTGTCCATAATCAAACCCCTCCAGCGGCGGCGAGCTGGTCCCGCTTCTGCCGGCCCCTGTCGGTGATGTGGATCAGGTCGCCGCTGCGGGTAATCAGGCCGGCGCTCTGCGTCGCGCTCGTGATCTGGGCGAACTGGGCCAGCGTACAGCCCTGCGCCATCATTGCGGCGTACATCACGCCAGCGGGCGCGCCCATGGGTCCGCCAGCATGGGCGGCGTCCAACACGCCATGGATAACGGACAGCATGGCTCGCAGTTCGGTCGGTGTCGGGTTCCGGCTCATTGGTCAATCTCCTTCTGTGTGTTGCCCCTGTCGTGCCAGGGTGAAGCCGTCGCACACGGCGGCGGCTCCATCGCGGCAAGGCGGGTCTAGTAGATGCCGAAACCGTCGCCGAAGCCGTCACCCTCAAGCCCCGGCACCTTCAGCCAAGCGCACGCCCCGCGAGGGTCGCCACCGAGTGACAGGCGGGCGGGGGTCTCCATGGGCGCGCATCGCTTGTGCAGCTCTTCCACGGTAGGATGCGCGTGCAGCTTGGCATGGGCCAGGGTGGCGTTAAGCCGGCCCTCCAGCCTCTCCAGCCGCGCAGTCCCACGCTCGTCCTCTCCCTCCCTCATGGGCACGTTGCACCGCTTCACCTCCCATGCCACCGCAGTACGCGCCGCGCCCTGCATCTCACGCACCGCCAGCGCCACGCAATGAATGGACGCCAGCGGGTAATGCCGCGCCAGCAACGCGCCCAACTCAGCCGCGCGCTTCGGGTCTGATTTGCTCATGATGGTTCCCCCTGTGTCAGCGTACGAGGTAGGTCACGCCGTCGAACTCAACCTCGGTGTAGTCCACCTTCAGGTTGTCGGCCGTCGCATCCCAATCAATCACGATCCAGTCGGGCAAGTCCTTGGGAAGCTCGCCCGTGTCCTCAACCAACTGCTTGGCGTAGGTCGGCCAATAGCTTTCCCGTACCAGCGTGGCGCCGTGCTGCCAGTCCGGGGCGTAGTCCTCAGCCTCGGACGCAAAGGCGCGGAGGGCGGTCAATTCCTGGCCGCTGTCACCCGCGCGCCAATCGCTGATCTCGGCCATGATCTCGGCACAGCGCACGCTGTCATCAGCGGCATCGTCGGCCGCGTCCTCCAGGTCCCGTAGCTCGTCCTCAAGCTCATCAATCCGTGCGATCACGTCGAGGCTGTCGATAACGTCGTCGCTGTTCGTCGGTGCGGGCATGGTAGTAGCTCCATCCTCAATCAACGGGGTTCGTGGTCCCGTCCTGGTCATCGGACCTAGGCCACGACGGGAGGCTCGCGCGTCCCGTCCTGGTCAGGGTCAGGCAGGGATGCCGTTGTGCCTCAATAGCCCCATCCATTCGTCATACTGCGACCGCTTCATGGTCGACTGGATCAGCTTGTTGTTCGGCCGGTCCGTCAGCAACGGACTCTCAAGAACCAGCCACCAACGCGTACCATACGATGCCTGCACACGCTGCCCGACCTGCGTATCCTCGTAAACCCGATACTGCGCGCCGTTGCCCCGTATGGTCCCACAAGCAATAACGCTCGCACGCTCTGTGATTTTGGTCGCCATCGCTCAAGCCCTCACAACCGTCAGATCACCAATCGCCCGGTCAAACCGCCTACCGCCCCAGTAGAGCGTTTCAGGGTCGATCAGCCCGTTGCTCGTCGCGGCCTCCCACAAGTCGGATGGGTGGCAGATGCCGCCCATGTCGCCGTTCCAGACAGCCTCGGCCTCGGCGGTGTCGCGCGCGAGGAAGGCAATCGCCTTCATCACTTCGGGGCTGGTCTCGCGGCTGTCGGCGGTGGCGATGAAGGCATCAGCGGCATTAAGGTCAAACATGGTCAGTACCCCTCTGTGTCAGTGAGCCGCACGCAAGCGCGCCAGTCGTCGTTGCGGCTTTCCCGCTTCTCCTGCATCCGTATCATCCGCGCCATCACGCTGCGGGACGGGAATTGCTTAAACACCGTGTCCGCGCCGAGGCCATGAAGCGACTTGCGCGCCGTGCGCTCGGGGTGGGACGGCTTGTATTCCAGGCTCGCCGCAAAGCACATGCGTGTTGTCGGTAGTGCCATCGCTCAAGCCTCCAGGCGGGAGGTGACACGCGAGGGCGTCCACACACTGCCAGCGGGCACGATGGAGTACATGGCGCCGGACCGCGAAATGGCGTCGTAGTGGCCGGGGTTCTCCTCGTCCTCCTCCACACAAAGCGCCACGGTGCGGAGGTGCGTCACCGCATCGGTGATCCGGTCATAGGAGCCGATGAGGGCGTAGGCGTGCGCGGGGTGCGCAGGCGCGCGGTAAATGCTAAACATGGTCCGTCTCCTACTTGCTGGCGAAGCCGACGGCGTTGCTCAGGTCCTGGGCCGCGAGGCGCCCCCAATACTCGGCGTGTCCCGTGTCGGGGCTGACCTCTGCCAAGCGGCGCCGGTAGGTCGCGCTCGCCAGGTAGATGCTGGCAGTGGTCTGAGCGGTCTTCTGATGCGTCATAGGTCCATCCTCCTTCTAAGCCGGCCCGGGGGTCGTGTCCCTCGGCCGATGGCCAGCGGTTAAAGCGTCCGATCCTATACGTCAACAGAAAAATGCACACTGGCGATGCGTTTATTTGCCCAGCATCGGAAGCCAGGCAGTTCTGGACAGACTAGCCAGAAATCCGGAGCTCCCCGCCATGGTAGAAAACACGGTCGCCTTGGTAGAATAATCCACACGCCAGAATGCCGCTCACGAACGGAAGCGGACTGGCCTAGCTAACGGTTGGCTAACCCAGAACATGCAAATGCAATGCATGATTACGAGGCGGCACATCCTAAACGGTGGGGGTCAAACCATTCAAAAGATTGACAACCGGTCGGCGTCGCGTTCGCTAGCGGTTTGATCTGGTGGCGAGGTAGTGGAGTGCCTGCCTTGTCAGCGGTCGGCCTGTGACGGATGTAACGCCTCGGGCTGCCAGTGCTCGGGCCGCGTCAGCGTATCCACCGGCATCGGCTGGCATGTGACGGCGGACAAGCTCGGCGTGCGTGGCGGATCGGGCCTGTGACCGCTCCAGGTTCACCGCTCGGGCCGCTGCCAGGTTCGGATTGCCGAGGATCGCGCCGCTGGCCCGCTTGGCTGCAAGGGCGGCTTTGGTCCTGGCGCTGATCATGCGCCTCTCTTGCTCTGCCATCGCTGCATAGATGTGCAGTAAAAACGGGTCCGCGCCGGGGATGTCGCAGCACACAAACGGGACCCGATCGGCCATCAGCCCGGCGATGAAAGCCACATCCCGGCTAAGCCTGTCCAGTTTGGCCACGATGATCGGGGCCCTGACCCGCTTTGCCGCTGCTAGGGCCGCTTTAAGCTCTGGTCGGCGGTCGAGAGCATCGGCCCCCTTGCCGGTTTCAACCTCCAGGTATTCGCCCTCGATGGTGATGCTGTGTGCCTGACAGTGACGGGTGATCGCTTCGCGCTGCGCCTCAATGCCGAGGCCCGATCGCCCCTGCCTCTGGGTGCTGACGCGTAGATAGGCGATGGCCCGCTGTTGCGGTGCCTGTGTGTCTGTCATGGGATTGTTGTCCTCGGGGTAGGTCGTGTGGTCGCACGCTATACGAGCGTATAGGATTGGACGAGGGGAATCGTTCCAACCCGCCTCGATGGTTTGGCCGCCTGATCCTGCTCGCTGCCCCCGCGCTGTGTGTGTGCGTGGCTGGCGATGGCCGATGCTTTGGGTGCCCCTCTTTAGACCCCCCCCACCCCCCGTGGGCCAGGTCACCACAATCAACTATAGGGACCCACCCCCCCTGTCACATGCAATTCCGAAAAGTGGTCATGCCGGATTGCCAATGAACGGCTGCGATCGCTGTCGGGGAATTTGCAGATTTTTCTCCACCTACCAGCGCCATTTCCCAAAATCAGTTGTGCTGGAATGGGAACGGTTATTGATGTTGGCGTGTGGTTCGGGTGTGCGACTGTTGGTGCGTGGTGCCTGTGCTGTTGATCGGCTTCGGGGTTTGATTGTTGTTCGGTGTCCCCCGGATTTTTTAAGTTCGGGAAGGATTGCGTTTCGTATCGCGGTGGGGGTGTGGCTGCGGACATGGTGTGTGGTGAGGTCGTGTGGTGCAGCTTTGAATTTCGCAGAATTTTATTTGGCGGAAAATATTGGAGGTTGGGAGGGAGTCGTGGGTGGGGAGATTGTGGTGGACAGGTGGTGTTTTTGGGGGTAGGGGAGCGGGGGGTTCACGGTATGGAACTATCTTCCTTTATGTATCCGCGGGCGCGTGCGCATTATGCGCGTGTGCGTGTGTGCGCGTGCGGGGGAAGACTTTCGATCCTCATTAGCGTTTTCTGATATAATGAAGGGGGTGTGATGTGATCGACCGATCGAGCGGCGTGATGCGCGTTGGCGGTGCTGCGGCGGGTGGCCCGGTGGTGATTGAGTCCTGGGGTCATGTGCAGGTGGGCGTGACGTTCTCGGTTGTGGCGGGGAGCGCGGAGGCGCGGGCTGTCGTGGCGGATGCCGAGCGTCAGGAACGGAAGATGGAGGCGGCTTTGGGTGAGCGGCTGTTTGATGCCACGTCGGTAGGTGGCGGCATTTGTTGACCGCCGTCTGAGCGTGTGGGTATGGTGAGGTCCCTTGGTTCGAGGGGCCTTTGCAAGAGGTTGGGGCCGCTGGTGTAGTGCTGGCGGCCCCTTTTCTTTGTCAGGCTTCCGGCTCCGCGAACATATCCCGGATGCGCGCCTCGGCCGGGTCCTCCGCGACGGGCTGGTCGACGAACAGGTCCGCCTGCTTGTAGGCGGCTTCAATCCTGCGGCAGGCTATGTCGAAGTAGCGCTCTTCTATTTCGATTCCTACGAAGCGCCGGCCGAGGCGGGCGCACGCAACGCCAGTGGTGCCGCTTCCCATGAAACAATCCAAGGCCAGTCCACCCGGCACTGTAAGGCGTTCGATCTGCCAGATTATCAGCTGCTCAGGCTTCTGTGTCGGGTGGTCCACTTTGCCGGGTTGGCCGAAGCGATACGAGTCCACATCGAACACGTTCGCGTCATACTGTCCGCCAAGCCATGGACGGCCGGGCCGGTAACCGTAAACGCACGTTTCCATGGCGGAGACGAAGCCGGCACCCGGTGCAGCTGGGGGCGGGCATTCCTTCCGCCAGAACATCATCTTTGTTGAATAGCCGCGCGCTTCCATGGCTTCATTTAGAAAGCCGATCTGGCGATGGCTGCACCAAGCCATGGCCACCAGCGGACGGAGATCAAGCGCCTTGCTCCATGCGTCCGCAACGAGGGCATTCATCCCGGCCCAATCACTGTCGCCTGCAAAGAAATCCAAGCGACGGGTCCCGCGCGGCCCGACGTTCTGTTTACCGGGCTTGGAGATTGCGTATGGAGGGTCCGTCACCACCGCATCCACCGCCCCGATCCCCGGCAGTATCTCGCGGCAATCGCCAAGATAGAGCGTTGCGGCCCCGATGGTTTCGATCTTCACGGGTCCTTCTCCTTCGCCATCACTTTGCGCACGTATGCCGCGGCGTCTTTCCAGCCCTTGGCGGTTGCCAGGAGGGAATGCTTGTTGGGCGGGTCCTGCTCGGCCTGGCGCTCGATGTGTCGTGCGGTGGTGTCCATGGAGGCCTGTATTTCGTGGAGGGTGCGGTAGTCGGTCATGTCCCATTTTCCTGCGGGATTGGGGGCGACTTCTTCCACGGCCCACCGTCGCCGTTGGCCATGACGCGGTAGAAGATGGAGCCATCGTCCATGAGCACCTGGGTGATGACGACGCCGGTGGCGAGCGGGGCTGATGTAATCCCGATCGGGCGTGGTTTCCGGGGCCCGGGCATTGACGGGTGCGACCAGCCGCGGCCCCATGGAGCTTCAGCGTCAGTGGTCTGGCTCATGCTTCCCCCTTTCTGTCCTGGTCGATAGCCTCGCGGAGGCTGGTGTTCTGGTCGCCCCATGCGCCCCACTGGACGGACCACCCCCAGCGCGTGGGCTGGCCGGGGTATGGCTCGGGATCCGGCAGGTGCTCGGCGTTGCGGGTGATGTGCCGGAAGCGGAGGGCGTCTTTGGCCAGTTTCAGCAGGTCTTCCGGCGTCGGGGCAAGTTCTAGGCTAGACCATTCTCTTGCTATTGCTGCGCTGCAATCCTGGATCAGCGCCTTGATCTCGTCGTCCGTCATCCCGGCTCCCCCTTCTTGATGACGCGGCAGGTCTCGGGGTTCCAGCGGAACGAGTATTCCAGGGCGGACCCGGGTTCCGTCTGCCCCCGGACAATCAGGACAACGCCGCCCGGTTTCTTTGCATTGGGATCGACGCGCTCGATGGCCATGGAAAGCGACGTCACCTGGGTCTGGAACAGGTCCTCACTGTCTTCGCTTGGCGGGTATTGCACCGTGTCGCCCACGGCCACGCCATGTTCCGCGGCGAGCATTTCGCGCAGGCGTCGGGAGACGTCATCCAGAAGGCGGGAGAGGGAGAGATGGTTGAGCCGCAGGCTGTCGATGGTCACGCACGGGATGGGGGTGTGGTCGGTCATGGGGCGTCCCCGATCAGCGCCATCAGCGCGTCAATGGTCCGCCGGCAGTAGCAGGCCGGGTCGTACCCACATGATCCTGCGTCCTGACGGCACATATCCGAACTCCCCGTGACGATCGCCGTCACCGCCTCCCGCGTCACCGGCGGTCGGGGCGCAGGCTCGACAACCGGCATGTAGGGAACCGGCCCGCGCCTGATGCTCTCGACTTCCTCGGGCGTGAGTTGCGACAGGTCCGGTCCGGTCGCCACTGTCGGCATCATCGCGCGCTCCACCGCGTCCCGCAGGCTGAACACCGCGGCGGCCACGGCCCAGGTCGCGGCGGCTTCGGGACCATTTGCATACCGGGCGCGCTCAATCGCCGCGCTTGCCTGCGTCTTCGGGTCCTGCATCTTGTCGGAAAGGCTGCGGTCGTGGGTCATCACACGTTGTCCTTCCCGACAATCACGGAATCCAGCGCCGCGCTCCAGCCTTCGTGCGGCATGCCGTGGGACCGCAGGGCAGCGTCCATGTCCGGCGTCAGCGGGCGCAAGGCCTCGATGGCGGCCCGTGCCCGAGCGCGGTGAATGTCGCGGTCGACTTCCGACAGCCGATCCCAGGCGCAGCCGGAGATGGCTTCGGCCACCAGTTCAAGTTTGGTCATCGTCTCTCTCCTTTGATCAGTTCGGCCGGCCGGAACCGCCCCGGTCTAGCTGCGCCTCCGCGAGGTCGAGCGCGTGCTTGACGCCTTCCTCGATCGCCGCGCGAATCCCCGTCCTCAATTGCGGCGGCGGCTCCATCATCAGGTAGAGGTTGCCGGCCGTGTTCACGATGGCGCCTACAATCACAAGGGCGTTGCCGCCGTGGCGCGTCACCTCGGCAATCATGGCTTTGGAGATGATTCCCGCCTGCCGGTCGATCTCGGCCGCCTGCTCGTCGGTCAGTTCGTTTTTGTCGGTCATGTCGTGCTCCTTGGGGTGATAGGCCCAATCATGAACCGGGCCTGTTCAAGCAATTCATTCTCAAACTGGCGGGCAAGCTTCGGATCCGGTTTCGCCCGCCATTTCAGTTCCCGCTCCGGGGTGTCGGCATCCCATCCGCGCCACCGCACATCACCGACCGCCCGCAACTCGGCCAGTCGCTGTTGCCAGCCGAGAGGGGCGCCGTAGGGCGCGACCCAGGGGATGCCCCATTTGGCCAAGACTTTTGCGCTCCATTTGCCGTTCCTCATGCGGCAGGACTTGATCTCCTTGATGGTCGGGATGGAAAACACAGTCCGGCTCTCCAGTGCCCGCTTGGCCTTGATGAGCTTCTTGCTCTTGGGCTGCGGGCTCGCGGCGTCCTTGGCCGCTTGGCTGATGAAGGCGTCCGCCACGCGTTCAATGCGAGCCTGCGTCCTGGTCGGGAAGGCTGCACCGCTCAACTTCCGAGCGTCCTGCGCACGATCCCAATTCATCCGCTTCGTCACGACGCTGCCCTCCGTACGCTCAATGCCTGTTCTCGGCTCAGTCCGGCGGCAAGCAGGGTCGGGTCCGCGTTGTCTTCCGGCTGATCGAGGAACCGGCCGTCGAGCAACCACTTCGCCGGCATAGGGACGAATTGCGGGTCGGCCGAGAACTCGTGTCGCTCAAGCCCGGCCATGATGGCGGCAGGAGAATGCTTTTGGGTGACTTCCTCCCACGCTCGCCTTGCGGCCCGCCCTCCCTCCTTCCTTGGGTAGAGGCTCCAGAAGGCGAGAAACATCGCCTCACGCGCGCGCACGTGGGAGACTTCGTAAGAAGTCTCCTTTGGTTCTTTCTCTTTGGTTCCTCTATTCGGTTTGTCTGTCACCGGTGACAGTGTGGTTTTGTCACCGGTGACAGTGTGGTGGGTGTCACCCGTGTCAGTGTGGTCTTTCGGCACAGTGTCACCCGTGACACCCTGCTTCTCGGCAATCTTCGCGTCTTCGGCCGCCCGGACTTCGCTCATAAGCCCGAGATTCAACATACGCCGGCGCGTCTTCACGCCCCTGCGGTGGTGCTGAAACCCATCGGCCTCCAGGTATCCGGCCTTGGTCAGTTCGACCAGCGCCCGGTACTGAGTTCGGTCCTCAAGGCAGGTGAACTTCATCAGGTTCTCGACGCTGACGTAGATCCCCATGCCGTCATCGTGGGCGTGGAGGAACAGGGCAATGGCCGTGATCCTGGCGCCCGGCGACAGGTGACGGGGGAGGTTCCAAGCAAACTGCTTGGAGCGGTCGTAGAAGGATGGGTTCGACATTCGACGCCTCGCAACACAACAACCTGCGCGACGACGTTGACGGACGGGACGGCAACCCATAGGGTGCGCTCATCCATTGGTGCTCATGTCGCGGCCCGACTGAACACCGCAGCCTGTCCCTTGGCGGGGATCGGCTGCAACGTCGAGAGACTGAACCAAAGGCTCGGACCCGTCAAGGTTCGGGCCTTTGGCGCGTCTGGGGGGCTACTCATCCTCGTCTGGCGCGTCGGGTGCGCACACGATCCAGCCCGCGAATTTTCCGAAAAAAAGTGTCAGAAAAAATGCGTATCCACTGCCGGTAGCAATGAACCACGCGGCTGGCATCAAAACCAGCACGGCGAGGCCGGCCAGGATGCAGATGCCGGCGAGGTAGTCACGCAGGTAGTCGTCCTGGTGAGTGGTCATGTCATGGGTCCTTCGTGCAAAACGGTTGCGTCAGCCACGGCTCGCCCCTATGTCACAAGAACCTGGAGCGCGGGTTTCCATCCTTCGCCCTCGCTCCGCCGGTCGTAGGTCGTGCTTCGCACCGGCACCGACCTTGGGGGTCACCCGAATGGCTGGGGCGCTGTCTCCCCGAGCGTCCCGGCCATTTTTGCCCCTGGGGTTTCCTCCCTTCCTGACCGGGCCGCGCGCCCAATTCCCGCTGCGGCTCCCGCGTCCCGAGCTCCAGGCCGGCGGCGGGTGCTTCTCGATGGCGTTGGCGAGGGCTTCCACCCAAGCCAGGATGTCGGGCTGGGGCTGAAACTCCCCGATGCACCAGCCGGCAACAACCCGTTGGCCCGCCCCGATCATGCGAGCAAAAGCCACCTGCGTGATACCGGTGCGCTGGAGGGCGCTCGCCATCGGCGTCAGTCCCATATGCTGCCTCCCCCCGTCCGCTCACGCATTGCGGCGTCCTGGTCGGGCGCCTCGTTCTTGCGATCTCGTGCCGCGCGCAGCCGCTCCGCCGCCTCCGCCCGCTGTTCGTCCGTCAGGGTGCGGGGATCCCGGAAGGGGTCCGTTCCCATGCGGAAGGGCCAGAGGGGGCAGTGAGCGGACGCGCACAGCAGGACTTCCTGCCGGGCCCCGCACATGCAGGTCTCGACGCAATAGCGCCGGATGGCGTCCCCGCGGCTGATGCGCTTGAACCCCCGGGCGGCCATGTCCGCCGGCCCCATGTCCCTGGGGTCGATGGGCTTGTCCTCGGTCATGTGATTCTCCCGAACGTGGTGACTGAGACCCACGGGTTGGCGTCCCATGCGTCGGGGCCGTGGGTGTGGTTCCACAGGTTCCCGAACGCCGATCGTGCCGAACCAAGGCATTCGTCCGCCGATGTCGTCGCGTCCCACATCCAACCATCGCGTTGGGGATGGTGTTCGTTCGGTGCGGAGCAGCCATCCGGATCACGCGGAGCCCCACCTTGGTGAAAGCACTTGCGGCCGTAGTCGGTGAAGAAACAGCCCTCGGCCCGCGCATCCCTCTCGCTGATGTCGTGCAGCCGCTCAACCCGGACAGCCTCGACCGCCAGCGTGATCCTCGACGCCCAGCGCGGCATGTAGATGGAGGGGCGCCAACGAACGATGGTTTCTGACGGGTAGGGCTTGTCGAAGCCGTGGCGGGCGCACTCCGCTTCATATCCGCTCGCGCGATAGAGCAGGAAGCCGGGGTCAGTTGTGCCGACAAGCGCAAACCCTTCTCGCACCCACAGTCGATCCCCTGGGGCGTAGCCAATATGTGCAAACCAGCCCGTGCGGGTGTGCGGTTTCTGCCATTCGAAAGCATCGGGCTCCCAATACCAACAATCGCCATCCGAATTGCGGAAGCGGTCAGCATTCTGGAGTGCCCGCGCCAAGTCATCGCCTCTCAGCGTGAAAGCCGGACGTTCTGGCGTGGCGAACACACGCGCGCTTGTCAGCGCCATCCGCGTCATCGTCTTCCGCCCGTCGAGGATCGCGCGGACCATCGGGGCGGAGAACAGGATTGGATGGTCGGTCATGACTTGCCCTCCGCAACCGCCTTGGCCGCATTCGAGATGGCCGCAATTAGGGAAGCGCATTGGTCGATGGACAGCGCAACGCCGCATTCCTCGCCTTTTTCGAGGATGCGAATGTAGACGGTCCCGCGATCCGTCGTCTCCACGCCGATCGGGTCGCCAAACGCGTCCGTAATGACGACTCGCTCAAAGTCGCTCATCGCCCGTCCCCCTCGTGCGCGGCCTCAAGCCGGAGCATCCGCGTGAACGCCGCTTCCAGCACCCGGAGCCGGTCGTGGTCCGCCAGTTCCGGCCGGCTGTGCGCGCTGCCGCCCCATACCGCCAGCAGGTCGCGCAGGGTCCACGCGTCCTGGATGGCCAGGGTGATGTCCGTCGATGATGCGAGGCTTTCGGCGTCGGTTTCCGCCTTCGTCATGGTCGTGCTCATGGTCTACTCCGGTAGGGTGTGAGTGAGGGGGGCGACGTAACCGTCAGACACGCGCCCCCGGCTGGCCGCGCTGCGCTGTTGTTCGTAGGCTGCGATTCGCGGGTCGGGCATCGCCATCACCGACATGCTGAATGGCTTGCTCGGCTCGGCCGGGTCACGCCGCTGCCGCGGCTTAACGGCAGGCTTGCTTGCCGCCCGCTCCGTTTCCCGGCGCTCCCGCTCCATCCGCAAAACGTCCAATCGCTGTTGGTCGGCCATGAACAGTTCAGTCAGCCGGTTCCGCTTTTCGGCAATCCTCCGCTTCTCGGCAGCAACCGCGCCCAAAGACGCCTTCGTTCGTGCCGCTTTTTCTGCGGCACGCTGAGCCTTTTCCGCCGCCTTCTGATTGCTGTTGGCATCCTTTTGCTGCCGCCGCAGTTTGGCGCGATGTTCCTTGTGCTGCCGCCGCAAGTCAGCAGCAGTCATGCCCTCGCGGGATGCTGCGATTGCATCTTTGACCCTTTTGTTGATTGCGGCCATGCGCGCCGTCGCCTCCTTGCGTTGCGTCTGAATGGCGATGATGTGACGAACCACCTTCAACTGCCTGCCCGCGTAGGCCGATGCCTGATTGACGTTGATCGGCAGACCGACCATGCCGTTCAATCCAGCTATGATTTGGGTGGTGGCAATGTTTTCGGGCCAGTGGGCCCGGAGGTATTCCCGGCGCTCGGTCGACCAGCGCCGCTCCGGGTCTGGTGGGATGAACGTGTCAGTGGCTGTCATGGTGTCGTGTCCCGTCGTAGGGAGGGAAAGGTCAGAAGGTCCCGTTGCGCAGCGCCATGCACAGATCAACGCCGAGGGGCGTCAACTGCCAGATCGGCGCAGCCTCGTCGGTGTCGGCGGCAAGCATCACCAGGGACGCGTAGGTGTTGGTCGCGATGCGGCGCTTCTTCATGCCCACGAACACGCCCATGTCGGGCCTGCTCAAACACCGAATGTCCATGCCGTCGCTGGGCGTGTCCATCAGCAGCCGCACCTCGGGGACGCTCAGGCCATGCACCAGAAACTGGAGCACGGCCTGCCGCACCATAGCCTCCAGTTGGGGGCCGGTCAGCGCGCGCCGGGGGCGGCTGCTCATGCCCCCTTGCTCCAGTCCCGTTCGATCTTGCGGAGGAAGTTGGATCCGGCAGCGGTGACGGTGACGCTTACTTGGCGCCGGTCCGTTTTCAGGCGCTCGGCCTTCAAAAACCCGCGCTTGACCATTTTGGCTTGGAACCGGCACATATTCGCGCCGTTCGTCCCGAAGTTGGCAGCGATCACGCGCGGGTGGCGCCATTCGGGATTGGCTTTGATCAGAAGCAGCCGGGCTATATCCTCGACTTGCCCGGCCAGCTTCATGCGGGCCAGCCGCAGGATAACTTGTTCGATCGTCATGGTGGTGTCAGACATGCGTTGCTCCTTTGCACCCGTTCATCTTGGAACAACCGATCCAAAAATGAAAGGACAAATTATCGTTCCTGAAAACATTTTCATGGGGCGTGCGTGATGGCGGCGACTCCGAAGCGCAAATCGCCCACCCCCGCCTCTGCGGCCGCGCAGGAAAAGGCCCAGGCGCAGGCCGAAGCCGACGCAATCCTCAACAAGCTGAGCGACAAGGAGCTTCTGTTCGCGCGCATCTTCGTGAGGACCGGGGTGGGGTACCGCGCCTACATGGACGCCAACCCAGGCGTCACGAAGTCGAGCGCGACGTCGGCGTTCTGGAAGCTCAGGCAGCGCCCGCACATCGCTGCAGCCCTCGCATTTATGCAGAAAAACCCCCTGATCTCGGGCGTCGATGACGTCCAGATCGCCACGCTCCAGGATCGGCTACAGCGCCGCTCTGAAATTGCGCTGACGACTGATTCCCTTACCGCCCTCGAACGGGTCATGGTCGACGGCGTGACCCGCGAAGGCGTCATCAAGGAACTGGCCAAGATCGCCTTTGCCCCCACCAGCGATCAGCACGTCCGGGTGGCGGACAAGCGCCAGGCTCTCGGCACGCTGGCCCAGATCATGGGCATGGTGGTGGAGCAGCGGCACGTCCGCGTGGTGAGGTCGGTCGAAGACCTGTCGGAAAACGAGTTGAAGGCCATCGTGAACGGCGCGCAGCAGAAAACCATCAACGGCAATGCGGTCGACATCAGCTAGGAGCGGCGTTCATGTCTAAGATCACGGCGGAGTTGCTCAAGGCGGCACGGGCGGAACTGCGGCGGCGCGAGGAACGGGCCGCGCTGAAGGCTGACTGCGAGAAGGACCTGATGGCTTTCGTCCAGGCATTCTGGCCCGTCGTCGAGCCCGCCACCCCGCTCATCAAGGGCTGGGTGCTGGAAACTATGTGCGACATTCTGATGGCCGCGGCGGACGGCCACATCCGGCGCCTATGCCTGAACGTGCCCCCCGGCTCCATGAAATCGACGCTGCTCAACGTGTTCTTCCCGGCGTGGCTGTGGGGGGCGCAGAACAAGCCGCACCTGCGGTTTATCAGCGCGTCCTACTCGACCATGATCCCGGAGCGCGACAACTCCAGGCTGCTCCGCGTGTTGCAGTCCGACACATACCGACAATTCTGGGGCGATCGGGTCCAGATCGTGCGCGAGGGCGTCGGGCTGATCGAGACTTCCGCCACCGGCTCCAAGCGCGTGGTCAGCACGGACGGAGGCACTACCGGGCACCGGGCGGATTTTCTACTCCTGGATGATATCAACAACCCCACAAACGTAGAAAGCGACACTGTGCGGCATGCGACCAATCATTGGTTGCGAGAAGTCATGCCGGACCGCCTTAACGACTTGAAGCGGTCGGTCATCATCAACATCCAGCAGCGCACTCATGAGCAGGATGCAACCGGGACGCTGCTACAGTTCGGGTATTTGCACGTCGTTATCCCGCTGGAGTTTGACCCGGCCCGCTTCCAGCATGTGGTCCTGCGGCGGAACAAGAGCGGGGAGGCGACGCAGGTATGGGCCGATCCCCGCGGCCTGGACAGCAGCGGGAAGGAACTGGCCGGCCTTGTCATGCGGGCGCACGGGGGCCTGGAGGCAAAGCCAGGAAGCCCCATGGCTCAGGCGGAGGGAACGCTGTGCTGGCCTGAGCGTTATCCCGAAGACGAAATGGAAAAGATGAAGAATATCAAAGGGCCATATGCCTGGGCAGCGCAATACCTTCAACTTCCGACGGTTCGCGGCGGTGCCATCATCAGGCGGGAGTGGTGGCGCCGGTGGACGCGATCAGTATGGCCGGAATTTGGAACCGTCATTGCCAGCCTGGACACGGCCATCAAGGAAGGCACCGAAAACGACTTCAATGCGCTCACGATCCTGGGCGCCTTTGCCGATGAAGCCGACCGGGCACCGCAGATCATGCTGGCGGACGCGTGGCGGGTGCGGACGAACCTCGCGGACCTTGTTCGGATGGTCGCGGAGTCCTGCCGCAAGCACAACGTCGACTACCTGCTGATCGAGGACAAGGCCCGCGGGCATGACGTCGCGGCGGAGATCAAGCGCCTCTATGCGAACGCGCCGTGGGACACCTTGCTGCTCCAGATCAAAGGCGGCAGGTACGCGCAGGACAAGGTGACCCGCGTGCTTGCCGTCACGCCCATGTTTTCGGGGCCGGTCCGCAAGGACACCGAAAGCGGCCTGGACATTTGGGACGGCGGCATGTTCTGGGCCCCGGAAGCCCCGTGGGCCGAGGAGGTGATTGCGGAGACCACATCGTTCCCCCGCGGAGCGCACGACGATTACGTCGACTGTCTGGCACAGGCTGCTCTCTGGATGCGGCGCACCGGCCTGGCCATCACACGGGCCGAGTTCCGTGAAACCGAGGACGAAGCGATGCAATACCAGCGCCCGGTCGGGGTGCCGTATGCAATCCACGGGCCGGCGGACGCTTGATGGTTTGATGCCTGCCTAATTTTTGGCTACAACACGGGGCGAAGCGGAGAACACCATGAGCGACGTGATCGTTGCCCCTCGCGAGCGCCCACGCCCATCCATGGCGCAGATCCTCGAAATTCCCGGCCGCGCCCCTATCGGCGCCGGCGGGGTGGAAATCCTCGACGAAGACGAACCGCCCCCGTCCGTGGTCATCGAGACCGGCGACGTCGCCATCACGGTCAGCCAGGACGACATGATCGGCGGCCTTGGCGCTGGCGCGGAGGAAATCGAGCGCGAGAAGTTCGACGAGAACCTGGCCACGAAGATGGACGACGGCGCACTTGCCGTCCTCTCGGAGTTCCTGATCCAGGGTGTCGAGGACGACCTGCGCTCCCGGGCTGATTGGGAAGACACCGCCAACAAGGTGGCCGACTACCTGGGCGTGAAGATCGAGGAACCCACCACCACCGTCACCGTCGACGGCACCGTCTGCAAGATGGTGGCCACCTGCATGCTGGAGGCTGCGGTCAAACTCTGGGGTGTCGCCCGGGCGGAACTGCTCCCTGCCAACGGACCGGTCCGGGTCAAGCGCGATACCGCCGCTGCCGCCGGCCGCCGGGCCGCGCGCGACATGGCCGTTCCAGGCCTGACGTCCCCGTCCCCCACGCCGGGCGGTTTGGCCACGCTGCTCCCCGAGGCGGAGGAAGACCTGGATGCGGGGGACGATGCGCTGGCGGACGCGTTGCAGTTGGACCTGAACGCGTTTCTGACCACGACGGACCGGGAGTACTACCCCGATTTCAGCCGCATGCTGTTCTCGCGCATCCTGATCGGCAATGCGTTCCGCAAGGTCTACCGCTGCCCCATCCGCCGGCGCCCGGCGTCCGTGTGGGTTCGGGCGCAGGATCTGATCGTCTCTCCCGACTGCACCCACCTGAGCGGGGCTAGCCGGATCACCGAGCGCATTCGCATGTCGCAGGGCACGATGCGGCGGCTCCAGAAGACGGGGCACTATCGGGACATCGACCTGATTCAGCCCCTAGGCGAGCCGACCAACACCGAGCGCGCGATTGCGGACAGCGAGGGCATCGACCCCACCCCCAAGCAGCCGTGGGACGCGGACCATCAAGTCTACGAGTGCTACGTCGAGATCGACAGCCGTAGCTTCCCCGGCAGCATGGGGGACATGGACGTGCTGGATGAGGATGAAGAAGGGCACGTTCCTGGCTACCCGCTGCCCTATCGGGTCTCGATCGACAAGGACAGCCGGCAGGTGCTGGAGGTGCGCCGGAACTGGCGCCGCGGCGACCGCGATTACCGGCCGCGCCGGCGCTATGTGAAATACGGCTCGATCCCCGGCCTTGGCTTCTACGACTACGGCCTGATCCATCTTGTTGGCAACCCGACCCTCTATGCCTCCATGCTCCAGCGCGCGATGACGGACGCGACGCTCTATGCCAACTTCCCGGGCGGCATTTGGCTGCAGAACGGCAACCGCAACCCGCAGACCGTGATCCGGCCGAACCCTGGCCAGTGGATTGGGGTGAACGGCGGGGGCGCGACCAGGGCGCAGGACATCTTCATGCCGCTGCCGTACCGCGCGCCGGGGGCGGAGGAAATGGCGCTGCTGACGAAAATGGAAGGGGACGTAAGCCGCATCGCGGGCATCGTGTCCCTGCCGCTTGGGGAGGCTGGCCTGTCCAACGTCCCGGTTGGCACCATCATGTCCTACATGGAGCAGGTGACCCAGGTCCCGGGCGCCATCCACAAAGACGACCACATCTCGCAAGCGGACGAGTTCGAGTTGCTGCGGGAACTGTTTGCGGACGATCCCGAGGCGCTGTGGCGCGGGCGCAAATCGCCGGCCCGGCGTTGGGCGGTGCGGCAGGAAATCGAGGACCGCGACCTGATCCCGGCGGCTGATCCCAACGTCCCGTCGCAGCAGCATCGCATCATGCGCACCCAGGCGCTGGTCGCCGCGTCCGGCTCGCCGCAGTTCCAGGGCATCGCCAACCAGCGGGGCATCTGGGCGAACGTGCTGAAGGTGCTGGGGATGGAGAACCCGGAAGAACTGACGGTCCCGCCGACGCCGCCCGGCCCGGCCGCGCCCGATCCCAAGCTGGCGGCAGCGCAGATCAAGGCCCAGACCGAGAAGGACAAGGGCGGGCAACGCATGCAGGCCGAGGAATTGAAGCACCAAGGCGACATGAAGGAACTGGAACTCAAGGCCCAAGACAACGCGGCCAACCGGCAGGCGGAACTGACCAAGGTCGCGGCGCAGGCCGGCGTCGAGGAAATGCGGGTGAACGCCGAGGCCGCGCGCGACGCGGCGAAGCGCATGCACGAGACGGTGAATGCCACGGCAGATCGCTCGGTGGACCAAGCGCAGCACCAGGATCAGATGGCGGAAGCGCGGGCCGCGCGATTCACGCAGAGTTTTGCGGACACCAGCAAGGATAACGGGTGATGGTCGCCTACACGCCAAACAAGGGCTACTCCCTCCCGACCGTGGCCGGTGATTTGAACCAGTGGGGTGTCTTCCTAAACCAGGGGACGTCCATCCTGGACAACAACATGGGCGGCCAGGCGGTGGTCAACGTCGCGGGGTCTTCGGACGTGACCGCTACGACCGCGCAAGCGCAGAACCTCGTGCAGTCCCTGACCGGCGTTCTGACGGGCAACATCTCCTACCTTCTGCCCAACGTCGGGTCCTTCTACATCATCAACAACGCCACGACGGGCGCTTTCACTGTGACCGTCAAGACGACGGGAGGTGGCTCTGTAGGTCCCATCGTGCCGCAGAACACGCAGCTTGCCGTTTACTCGCGTGGCGGCAACGTGTGGATCATGGACGGCGGGAACACCGGCGGCACGATCAACAACCGGACCTTCCGAGGCGCGGTCACCATCGAGTCTGGCGGTCTTACGATCAGCGCGGGTGGTGCCGCCATTGTCGGCAACAGCGCCATCGCGGGCGCCCTGACGGTTTCGACGGCCGGCGCGTCCGGCAATCAGGTGGTCAACTATTCGCAGTTCGCTCCAACCTTCGGCTCCCGCACTCTCACGATGTTGCTACCGGGCAGCGTGCGTCGGCAAAGCGGATCGACGTTGGTGAACACGGATGGTTCCGGGAATGCGACCATCAACTTCCCCACCGTGTTCGGCGCCGTTGACCCAACGGTTGTCGTGCAGAACGGGGACGCGACCCTGACGCAAACGCCGGTCTACCTCATTGGCCAGAACGCAGCGCAGTTTCAAGTCGTGTGTCCTGGGCGCATCAGTTCGACCTACCGCGTGAACTGGACGGCCGAGGGGGCTGCGTGATGATCCAGTCCAGGCTTCCCCGGTGGCCCAATCGCGACTTTGTTGCAAGCAAGCCGTATTTGCGTATCTTGACCCCAGCGGAGACCGGCGGCGCCGGCTTCAAGATCGTTCTCATGGAAGGAACGGAACATGACAAAATGCCAAACCCCGGCCGAACGCGCGCACTCGATGTTGAGGGCGAGCGGCTATGCGACAGGTGGCGACGTCAAGCAGGACAAGCAGATGATTCGGTCTGCCGTCCGCCAGCATGAGTCGGCGCAGCACGGCGGGAAGCACTCGCCGCTGAAGCTGGCCCGCGGCGGCTCGGTCAAGAAGCCGTCAACCACCGTGAACGTGATCGTGGCATCGGGCGGCGCGTCGAACGATGCACAGTCCTTGCGCGGGTCAATGCAGCGCGGCATGCACGCTCCCCCGATGGGAGCCGGCGCATCCCCGATGACACCGCCCATGGCCCCGCCCCCGGCCGCGCCGCCCCCGATGAACCTGGGTGGGCCGCCGCTCGGCATGCAGCCCAAGCCCCTCGGCATGGGCGCCCCCGGTGGCCCGCAGTTCAAGCGTGGCGGCAAGATTCCGATGAAGCCCATGGCCAAGGGTGCCGGACGCAGGGCGGGTGGGGGTGGGATTGGTCCCGATTTGTCCAAGGTGACAAACGAACCCGTTGGCGGGAACGTGAAGCGGTGGTGGCGCGGCGAAGGTCCGGCGCCAAGCGCAACGGCACCCAAGGCGCGGAAGTCTGCGGCGGCATCGGACAGATATACGGTCGTAGATGAGGGTGGGATCAGCAAGTCTCGCGGCCCGTTGGGCGGCTATCGCGGCGCCAAGTATGACGCGATGGAAGAAGGTGCGGCGCCAATCACAGGAGCGCGTCGTGCATCCCCCGGCGAGGGCGCGTTGACAGGTGGCGGTCGTGTGAAAAAGGGCGCCAAATGATCGTCGTCGTGTCCGAGCCCATCATCCGCGACTTGATGGTGGCCATTGCTTCCAGCCTGCACACGGTATCGAGCGTGGACGGGCGCAAGCAGGCCCCCAAGACCGTCACCGAGACGGCGCTGCGGTCGGCCGCCATGATGAGCCTGTCCATCGCCTACGGGGAGACCGTGGTGTCGAACAACGAACGGCTGGTGATGCCGGACGAACCCGAACTGCACGGGATCCTGGTGCGGGCGCGTCGCTGATGTCGATGGACAGCCTGCGGAACCAAGTGCGGCACGCGCTCAAGGAGCGTGAGGACGGCTTGGTTGAGAACCTGACGACTCGGCAAAACGAACCGGCATCCGTGATGCACACGGTAATTGGGGAAATCGCCGGGGTCCGTTGGGCGCTGAAGGTGCTCGACGAAATTTACCGAGAACTCAACTGAAAAGGTGATTGATGGGAGACCAAAGTTTCCTCCTGAACTGGCACCACGACGACTACGAACTGGCCAAGCAGCACATCCTGGAGCAGCTTGGAAACTACCACGAGGAACTGGAACTGTGGGGCCGATCGGTCCTGATCGCGGTCTACATCCGCCCGCTGGTGAAGCCGGGCACCACGATCCAGTTCACCGACACGCAGCAGAAAGAAGACCAGTTTCAGGGCAAGGTCGGCATGATCCTCGCCATGGGACCCGATGCGTTCAAGGGCGATGCCTCCTGGATCCAGGCGCAGTTCGGTGGCCCGGGCGGCATCCCCAAGGTGGGAGACTGGTTGTTCTCGTCCGCCAATGACGGAATCACCCTGCAAATTGCCGGCTCGGGCGGCATTCGCGTCATGGGCACACTGCCCCACCGGCGCGCGGAGGAACCCCTCTACTTCTTCGACGGCTGGTGCTGCCGCATCATCCGCGATGACCTGTTCATCGGCCGGGTGAAGAACCCGCACATGGTCGTCTGATGACCGACGAAGCGCCCCCGGTCCTGGCCGACTACATCGCGGCCCAATACCGGGCGCGTGTCGGGCGCAAGCCCAATCCAGCCCACCTCGGGTATCTGGCGGCCTTCGCGGCACGGCCCGATTTGTTGGCCGAGGCGCGAGCGGAAATGGCGGTCCTGGCGCCAACCAATGACCCGCGAGACCCGAGCCAGCGCGACGCCGAACGCCGCGCCCGGTACGAGACCCTGAAGGGGATGATCGAGACACATGAAGGACAGGTGTGATGCCCAGCGATACCATTGAGATCGAGGACGTCAACGCGCCGGGAGAAATCCTGACGGGCGGAGGCGAGAATACCGGCGCACGGCGGACGCAGCGGACGGATCCCGCCGCCATCGTGGACGGCGATGGCGACCTGAACGGCGACGATGACGCCGCGGGCGCGCTGGCGCAAAGCCAGAGGGCACTCAAGGACCACGAAGCCACGGCCAGGCGAGAGCGGGCCGAGCGCGTTGCCGCCCAGCGCCGGGCGGAGGATGCGGAGCGACGGCTTCAGGAATCACAGGCCGGTCGTGTCGAGGATCGGGCCGCGGCACTCCGGGCGGAACTGGATGCGGCCAAGACCGCGCGCGATGCGGCGTCGGCTGCCTACCGGGCCGCGCGAGAGACTGGTGACCTGGATGGTGAGCAGGCGGCGATCGAGCTTTTGACCGCGGCGAACGTCAACATCCGTGCCGGTGAAGCCGATCTGGCCCGGCATGGCGTTGCCCCGCGGGCCGATGGTGGCGCGTCGCCTCCGCTGGCGGCACAACCGTCTGCCCAGAAGTTCACCCCGGCGACACAGGCCTGGATCGACGATCACCCGCAGTTCCTGACCGATCCGGCCTATCGCGCGGCCTGCGCCGGCGCTGATCAACTTGCCCGCGCCCGGGGCTTGCAGGTCGATACCCCGGAGTATTTTCGCTACGTGGAGCGCACCATCGCCCGGGAACTGAACGGCGAGCGTGAGGCACAGGAGAACCGCATGGACCGTGGAAACTCGGGGGCTCCCCCGTCGCGGGGAAGCAGCAACGGCGCCGGCTCCCGTATCGTGCAGACCGACATTGGCCAGATGCGCGTGACCAGCGGGGCGAACGGCAAGCTGTCCATCGCCTTCCCGAACGCCCATGAGCGCAGTGATTTCGAGGAAGCGGCCCGCATCTGCAACATGCGACTCGCGGACTACTGCCACGAACAGGTCAAGATCGACGACGATCGACGCCAGGGCCGAGCCACCGGCTTGGTGACGGCCGGCCGGCGATAAGAGGAAGGCAAGATCATGTCTGGTACCAATCAAGACGACGACGACAACGACCAGGGGCCCGAAATCACCTTCGCGGACCTGGAGACGGAAGAAGGCGAGGCGCAGCCGCAGGCCTTCACTGAAGCCCGCGACAACGATGCCGATGATGGCGGTGCACGCAAACCCGTCGAGATTTTTACCCGCACCGCGCGCGGCCTGCCCCCCGGCCTTTTGGCCTATCAGCAGCAGCAGCGGAACCTGCGCGAGCAGCGGGCGCGGGAGGAGCGTGAGGCTCAGGAGCGCACCGCCGCCGACGTCCGCCGGGTAACTCGCTCGGCCGCCAGTGACCCGAATGGCCGCGCTGCCCCGCCCCGCGAGCAGTATGCCTATGATGCCGGCGAGGACCCGCGCGAAGGCACCCGCGAGCAGACGCGCGTTCGTCGCTATCGGGGGGACGATCAGATCGGCCTCGGCCACCTGCCGCGCCACCGGCTGAAGCCCGGATGGTCGTACGAGTTCAAGGCGGTCCGCGTGCTCAATGAGCCGGTTGATCCCTCTGTCATCGCTCGCGTTCACCAGCAGGGATGGCAGCGCGAGAAGGCCCGCGACTGGCCCGAACTGGTGCCTCCCGAGTGGGACCGCGACTATGTGGAGATGGACGGCCAGATCCTCTACAGCCGGCCCATGCACCTGACGCAGGAGGCGGCGCAGGAGGACCATGACCGCGCTGTCCAGCAGCGTTCCGCCTACACGCAGGGCGCCGCCAGCGGTCGCAACCTCCGCAACGGCGCCGGCATCCCGAACCAGAAGGGCGTCGAAGTCGTCCACCTCGGCCTCGACATTCAGGAGGAAGTGGGCTCCGCTCGGTAGCCGTTTCGTGCAACGGGATTGAACCGCACAAAAAAAGTGCGTAAGGTCCCGTTGCCCACGGCCATTCTGGCGTGTGCTTTCTCAATCAAGCGCGCGCCCCGGAGATTCGCTCGGGCTGGCGGCTTCTCGTGAAAGCCACCAGACAATGCCAGCAAACGTCTTGGCGCCCCGTGGTCTTCAGTACTCCCGCAACAACTTCGCGGCAGCGCCGAACTACCAGGGCAACTTCTACAACATCAAGGCCGCCTACGGTTCCTCGATCGCCATCGGCGACGTAGTGAAGACCGGCACCGGCGGCGATCTCGGCTACGTGGTCATCGCCGCCCCATCCGACACCAGCATCCTCGGCGTGTTCGGCGGTGTCCTGCCGTTCTACAACCCCACCATCCAGCAGACCTTCCACGGCATCAACGGCTCCTGGCCGGCGTCGACCGCCGCCAATGGACCCGTTCCCGCCCTCGTGGTTTCCGATCCCGGCGCCGAGTTCATCGCGCAGGTGAACGGTGGGGTGTACGACCCGTCCTGGCGCGGCAAGAACATCAGCTTTGCGTCCAACGGCGCCCCGAACTTCGCCGGCCAGTCCACCCTGGTTCTCGACTACGCCACGCTGGACACGACCAACACCCTGCCCTTCCGCATCCTCGGCGTCGCCGGGCTGCCAGGTGGTTCGCAGGACCCGGCGAACACCTATCCGTGGATCATCGTGAAGATGAACACCGCGGAAGTTCTGAACCCCACCGGCATCTGATCGGAGACCCTAGAGATGGCCATTACATCCTCTCAGATCCCCGGCGCGTTGCTGCCGGGTGCCCGCAAGATCGCTGGCATGTACAACGACATCCCAACGCAGTGGTCGCTGATCTACGCCACCGGCACGTCGCACATGGAGGCGGAACGCACCATCCACATGCGCTACCTGCCCCTGCCCGAACTCAAGCAGCAGGGCACGCCGACCACCTTCGACAACGGCGCGGGACAGCGGTTCACCTACAACCACATCCACGTCGCGTTCGGCCTGGGCTACTCGTTCACCCGCGAGGCCATGGACGACAACCTCTACAAGTCGGCCTTCAACCCCGCGAACCTGGGCCTCGTGTCCTCCTTCAAGCAGATGGAGGAAATCCAGGGCGCCGCGACGCTGAACACCGGCAACGTCCTGAACCCGCAGATCGGCGGCGACAACCAGCCCCTGTTCTCCACCAGCCATCCCATCGACGGCGGCGTGGTCGCGAACACCCCGCAGGTGCAGGTGGGCCTGAACGAAGCCTCGCTGACCATGGCCAACAACATGGCCCGCCGGTTCCGCGACAACGCCGGCCTGCTCAAGCCCGCCCAGGCCCGCAAGCTGGTGGTCCCGGTTGAACTGCGCCACGTCGCCAAGCGCCTCATGGAAACCGAACTCCGCCCCGGCACCACGAACAACGATACGTGGTCCGTGAAGGAGAACAACGACCTGTCCAACGGCTACGTGGTCCTGGACTTCCTCACGTCGCCCTACGCGTGGTTCGTCCTGACCGACGTTGGCGGGCTGATCCATCTGTCTCGCGTGCCGTTCGAGACGTCCATGCAGACGGACTTCACCACCGACAATCTGATGGTGAAGGCGTATCAAAGGTTCTACTGCGGTTACGACGATTTTCGTCTCGGTATTGGAGTATATCCGACCAACTGAGCCGATTTTCGGTTTTCTTCCTGGCTCATGCTGGATATGAATTCAGCGTGGCCAGGAGGTAAGGATGAACGTAGTGGAACGGCTGGAAGCCAACTCGATCTGGGAGCCTAATACCGGGTGCTTGCTTTGGCAGAGCACCCTGGTTCGCGAGCATGGCGTGATGAAGGTTCACGGCAAGATCGAGCAGGCGCATCGGGTCGCATGGGAAGTGGAGCGCGGGCGCATTCCCGAAGGGTTGTGGGTTCTGCATTCGTGCGGGGTTTCGTGTTGCATCAATGTCCAGCACTTGCGGCTGGGTCATCGTCGCGAGAATGCCCAGGACCGTCACCTGCACGGTGGATATCAGGGACGTCCTGGTGGTGGGGTTTTGGGGACGCCGAGGATTGTCTCCGCCCCGATGCCTAAGTCGGCAAAGCGGAAACGAACGCCAATGACGCACGATGAAGTGCGGACCGCGTTGGACTACGACCCCGACACCGGCGTGTTCCGCTGGCGGATGAGGGCTGACCGAGATTGTTCTTGGAACCTGCGTTTTTCTGGTGAAGTCGCCGGCAACACGATGACCCATGGCTACCGGTGCATGAACATTATGGGAAAGCTCCATCTAGCGCACCGGCTCGCGTGGCTTTGGATGACGGGCGAGATGCCAAATGGACAGATCGACCACATCAACGGCGACCGAGCCGATAATCGCTGGCGTAATCTTCGACTGGCGACGGCTTCTCAGAACGCCATGAACAAAAGGGTTTTGGATTCCAGCCGGTCCGGCGTCACGGGGGTGTCTTGGCACACCAGGAAACAGCGGTGGATTGCTACCATCAGGACTCAAGGGAAGACGCTATACCTGGGGTCTTCCACGACTATCGAGGGTGCCAAACGTCTCCGAGAGGCGGCCGAGGCAGAACATTTCGGTGAGTTCGCTCACAAGGGAGTTGCGTAGATGAGCACCACAAACCTTTCCGGCCCGCAGATGGTCTATGGCGCGACCGGCTCCTTGCCGAACGCGACCTATGGCGGCGGCGGCTCTCCTGATCCCAACCCTGACGCGGGGCCGAGCGGTGTCTTCCAGGGTCTGGCGTGGCTGGATCCCCGCATTTTCTTCAACAAGGACGGGACCACCGGCGCAACCGGCGTGGTGCAGGCGCATCTGCCGGCGCCCTACATGAAGTCGATCAGCCAGATCCCGGCGGCGCTCGGAACCAGCAAGATCGCGGCGGCGCAGGCGGTGGTCAGCGGCACGGCCATGACCCTGGCGGCGGCGTCGGTGGGCATCGAGCGCAACATCCCGGTCGTCCCCTTCTCGGCGCAGTTGAACGGCTCCGCTCCCGTCACCGCGGCGATCGCCCTCGACTTCGGGTTCGCCTTCGGCAACGTGACGTCAGGCGACACCTCGGTCACCGTCTCGTCCTCGTCGCTGTTCTGGGTGGGCATGCCGATCGTGATTGCCCGCGTGGGCAACTCCGGGGGCACCGTTCCCCTGCTCACGATGGTCACGGCAATCGAAGACGCGACCACCATCACGATCATGAACGCCCCGCTGGCATCCAGCGCGACGGCGGCGATCGGCACTGGCAATCTGTGGGGGCCGAGCACCATCGGGTATCCTACCCCGACTGCGGCCTACCCATTTCTGGCGCAGGGGCCGGCCATGGTCCTTGATCCTCGGCAGGCCATCAGCCGCGGGATCAGCATCACGGGCGCGGGTGGCTCGACGGGCGGCGGCTTCCTGGTGTCGGGCTACGATATCTACGGGCAGCCCATGTCCGAACTGGTGTCCCCGGCGGCGGCGGCAACCGCCTACAGCTTCAAGACCTTCAAGTACATCACCTCGGTGGTGCCGCAGTTCACCGACGCCGCGAACTACAATGTGGGGACCACGGATTACTTCGGGTTCGGCTACCGGTCGACCATCTGGGAATACACCGACGTCTACTGGAACGGCGCGCGCCAGACGAGTGCGACCGGGTGGGTGGCGGCTGACACCACCTCGCCGGCGACGACCACGACCAACGACGTGCGCGGGGCCATTCAGACCGGCGCTTCCGGGCCGGGGTCGGGGATTGGCGCGAACGCCTCGAACGGCACCATTTCGAGCCTCGCCATGAGCGGCCGGCGCCTGGAAATGGGGATCACGCTGCGGCCGGTCGACGTCTTGCAGGGCTTGCCGACCAATGCCGTGTCGCTGTTTGGCGTGACCCAGGCCTGAAGGAGAAGACCATCATGAAGAAGTGGCTCTATGCGGTGACGGCGCTGGCGGCGATGAGTGCCCCGGCGTCGGCACAGGTGGTCAGCACCAAGACCGGTCAGACCTACACGTTCACGAACCAGGACTGTGACCCGAACGGCCGGCGCCTGATCCTGTTCAACAACGACACCGGGGTGGCGGCTTCGCTGCCCCAGGCGGGCGCGAACGGCCAGTTCATCTCGGGCTGCATCATCAAGGTGCAGAACATCGGGGATGCGAACGTCGTCATCACGCCCACCACCAGCGCGATCAATGAGGCGACCAGCTTCACCCTGACGCCGGGTGCGTCGAGCTTCATCGTGGCCGACGCCGGCCCCACGACTACGGGCAACTATTGGGCGGCGGTGGGCGGCGTTCCTCCTGGCTCGGATGGACGCATCGCGCTGTCGACCATGCCGGCCTACTTCACCATGACGGACTTCTCGGCCAGTGCGCGTCCCGCCAAGCGGCGTCCCGCTCATGTCACGGTGGCAAACGGCTCGGCCTCGGTGCAGATCGAGACCACCTACTCCATCACGGCTTCCCGGCTGGTCTGCTCGAATGGCTCGACCACGGTGACCATGACGCCGGGCGTATTCCCGAACAGCGCGAATCAGGCGAATACCAAGCGCATCAAGCTGCCGGGCTGTGGCGCCGCGGGCGCGGACCTTCAGGCGGATGTGACGTCCATCACCTCTGAGGGCGCTACCCAGACCATCGTGATCGGCACGGCTGCGTCGACGGACGTGGACGCGGGAGCGCAGGTCGTGATCGGGCCGCAGGGCCTGTTCCCCCCCACAGCGTCGGCCCCCTCAAGCCAGCGCCGCTTGACCTACAATGTCGCGATCTACGCGCCGGTGACCTTCGCCGCGGGCGGCACCACGGTCACGCTGCCCGCCAACACCTTCGCGTCCTACGACTACACTCAGCCGGGTTATGCGGGCGGCTACCTGTCCGACATCGCCATCCCCAACGCCAGCGGCGCAAACTGCACCGACACACTGGTGACCAAGGTGACGGCGGTGAACGGCACCGGCGCCATCGCCACGGTGACGGACGCGCCGACCTGCGCTCTCACGGGCGTGTCACGGTGGACGTACTGGGGGCAGTCCATCTTCGGGCCGAACGATGTGGGCTCCGCCATTGAACTGATCGACGGCGCTTCGTCTGGCACGGCCAACCTGGTCTCCACCATCTCGGCGGTGATCGACCCGAGCCATGTGACCATGGCGGCCAACAATTCCGGGGCGAAGACGAACAAGAACACGCGCCTGACCTGGGGCCCCGATGCCACCGCGCCGTGGGTTGCCATGACGGCTGCCGGTCGTGCGGCCGGCTACCAGTATCTCTACATCCCGGTGAACAAGGCCTACTTCCTGGCCACGGCGACGCTGGCACAAATCACCTCGAATGGCGCCTCTATGATCTGGTGCGGCGAGGGCGATGTTTACCTGCGCACGTCGCTGAACCTTGCCCGGCCGGTGTCTCGCGGGTGCAATGCCGGTGTGGCGCCGCCCCTTGGCTCATCGACCATCGTGCCAAACCTGCACCTGCGCACGGCCAGCAACAGCGGCACGACGCTCAAGATCGCGTTCATTGGCGATAGCCAGATGACCTCGAACTACAACGCGATCGGGCGCATGACGATCCCGCAGTATGTGTGCGATGCCTTCCGCACGCAGAACCCGGGCAAGACGGTCGTGTGCGACAACTTCGCCGTCGGCGGCCAGATTTGGGGGACGTTTGACCCCACCGGGCCGGACTACGGGAACGGCGTTGGCGTCCCGCAGGGCAACACCGCGACGCTCCCGGGCTGGTACACCCCCATCACCGACCAGTGGTACACCTTCGTGCAGAATGCGTGCCCGGACGTCGTGGTCTCCAAACTCGGCTACAACGACGGCTTCAACCTCCTGCTTTCCGCTGTCGAAAACTCGATGAACGTCATGCAGGGATCGGCGTGGCGCACGGCCTGCGGTAAGAACCCGGACGTGCTCATCGCGACCGAAGGGCCGCCCGGCATGGCGGCGGCTTCCAGCACCCAGAACACACAGCCCCGCGACTATTCGATGGGCTACCTGCGCTCATGGGCGCTGTCCTGCGAATACCGCTTGGCCAACGGCGGCTGCCCCGGCCTGATCGACATTGGCCGCGCTCGCTCGCTGGCGAACTTGGGCTGGTCGCAGGACCTGCTGCCCGCCAAGCGCGCTGACTACATCGTGGCTCCTTCGACGGGCAACGATGGCCAGGACATCTCCGATGCCGTCTACACATGGCCGGTCCCGATCTACGACTATCAGGTCCATATGTCCGGCTTCCGCGTGAACCCTGCGGCGGACGCTGCCGCGTGGTGGGCTTCGGTGCAGTACATCGACTTCGCTCTCGGCAACGGCGCGTCCGGCACCCCGGAGAACAGCGGCACTCAGACGGGCCTGACGACCCCCTACTCGGGCGGTCATGTTCGCCTGACGCGCGATAGCGGCACCGGCAACTATGCCGTGCGCGTGCGCACGTTCGACGTGGATACGGCAGCCACGGTTTCGGTCGCCACCACCACGGTGACCTGCGCCGCGGCCTGCACGAACATGGGCTTTGACAACGCGACCATTCAAATCCCCGGAGCGGGCGTGGCCGGTGGCGTCTACACGGGCACCATCACGGCCATCAACTCGGCCGGCACGTCCATCACCATCACCCCGGCTGTGGATACTGCCCTTGTCAGCGCCGCTGTGACGCTGAAGTTCTACCATGAGCCGGTCCCGACGACGGACACGGGCGTGCTGGCCACCGGCACTGCGGGCGGCGCCGCCTTTGATTCCTCGCTCTCGTTCAACATCAAGGGCTCGGTGGCCGCGATCTTCGACGAGACCTGCTTCTCTTGCAGTCCCGTTTGGCAGGGACGCGTCGTGCGCTTTGGTGGCTACTTCCGTCCGACCCTGACTGTGGGCGGCACCTTCAGCCGCTATCGCCTGGGGACAAGCGCCAACGCCCTGACGCGCATGGTGGTCGGCTCGCCGGAAGAACCCACCTTCTACCAGGTGTTGGCGTCCGACACTCTGAATTGGGGCTATTCGGAAGAAGAAGGCGCGTGGGGCGGCGGCGGCTTCAACCACCCTGCCACGCTGGGTGACCAACTGATCATGCCGGCGGTGCTGGGCGCGTTGAACCTGAACGTCACGGCGGCCCCGGTGTCCTCCGCAGTCAACACGCCTCTGACGGGCTTCAGCTACACGGTGCCCGATCAGCAGTTGTTCACGGCGTTCACTCCGGCCGGCGTGTTGGCCACGGGCACCGTGACGCTGCCTCGCAACGTGCCGCAGGGCTCGCGGGTGCAGATTATGTCGACGCAAACGATCACGGCTCTGACAATCGCGGCGCCCGCGGGCTACACCCTGGTGGGCACGGCGGTGACTGCCTTGGCAGGAAACGCGACGGCGGCCTGGGTTCTCGACGGCACCGTCTTCTACCGGGTGCAGTGAGATGGGGAACCCGTCCTCCATCAGCCTCCAACTGAACGCGGCGGTCGCCAATAGCGTCTGCCTCGCCCAGGCGGTGGGGGCGGCCGGGAACCTGACGATCAACGGTTCCCTGGCCACCGGCGGCGTGGCCACCTTTGATGCGCCTCGGCGTGTCTTGGTGGCTTCGTCCGGCAACAACGCGGCGGTGGTGTTCACCATCGTGGGCACCAGTCGGGACGGCATTGTCCAGGCCGAGAACATCACGGGCCTGACGGCAGGGACGGACGCCTACACGGCTCTGGACTATGCCACCGTGTCGACCGTCGTTGCCTCGGCCGCGTGCCTTGGGAACATCACCGTGGGCACGAACGGTGTCGGGTCCTCGGCGTGGATCATGGACAACTTCATGGCGGCGTTCTGGGCGTTGTCCGTGGGTGTCGTAATCGACACCGGCACGGCGACCTACTCGGTCGAGTATACCTACGACGATCCCAACAAGACGGGGGCGTCGCAGGAGGCCGAACCGCAGCAGTTCTCGTTGCTGCCGACGTCCTATGTGCCCCCCACCGCATGGCCGCACCCGACACTTCGCGGCCTGACGGCGACGTCTGATGGCAACTTCGCCAATCAGCCCGTGATGGCCCATCGTGTAACCGTGACGGCCGGCACGGGACAGGTTACGATGCAGTCGATGCAAGCCGGCATTATCTCGTAAGGAGTGGACCCCGATGAAGAAGATGAAGCAGCCGATGGCCATGAAAGACGCGCCGGGCCTGGCACGTCGCGCGCGCGGTGGCGCGATGACCCCCTCCGCCCCGCTGTCTGGCGCGGGCAACATGAAGAAGAAGCCCTATGAGGGTGGAACGATGCCGGTGGACAACCACGGAACCGGCAAGGACGTGACGAAGTATCGGAGCCGGTAACGGCCCCGCCATGGGGGCGTGAGCAATGACCACTTCCGGCACCTACGCGTTCGAGATGGCGAATGCCCAGCTTCTGTCTGAGGCATTCGACCGCATTCAGATCAGGGGGCCGGCGCTCACCCGGTCCCATCTGACCAGCGCCCACCAGAGCCTCAACCTGGAGATGAGCCGGTGGGGAAATATGGGAATTTCCCTCTGGAAGGTCACCAGCGGCACCATCAATCTGGCGGCCGGCACGGCGACCTATGCGCTGCCGCAGCAGGTGGAATTGCTGACCGACCTGACCTACCGGACGGTGAACGGTTCGTCGGCGCAGGACGACAACGACCGCTACATGCTGCCCCTCACGCGCCAGCAGTATGCGATGATGCCGGCTAAGGGCACGCTGGGGGTCCCGACACAATACTGGTTTCAGCGCCTGCCCACGCCGCAGATCACGCTCTACCTCGTGCCGTCCGCCGGCGCCCCTGACTACATCCTGGTCTGGTATGGGTTGCTGCGGATGGAGGATGCGAGCCCCACAGGCGGGCAGACCCCCGACATTCCCTACCGGGCCTATGACGCCCTGTGCGCCGCCCTGGCGCATCGGCTGGCCATCAAGTTTTCCGAACCCGGCGTTGTTGCCGCGCGCAAAGCGGATGCGGCCGAGGCTTGGGCCGAGTTCACGGCGAATGACCAGGAGATTGGTAGCGCGCTGGTTGCCCCGAACGTCGGCATGTACGGGCGTCTCTGAGGGTGGCCTACGGAAACCGCATTGGGCGGGCGCGGCTCAATCCTCGGAAGCCGTCTGCCTTCGGCGTCTGTGACCGTTGCGGCACCTGGTATCTCTTGAACGACCTGGGACGCCAGTTTCAGTGGACCGGCCCGGCTTTGCAGGATCTTGGCATTCTGGTTTGCGCGCGGTGCAACGACGTCCCTCAAGAGCAATTCCGCACGGTGATCCTGCCGCCCGACCCCGTGCCGCGCATCAATCCCCGGCCGGAGGTCAACACGACACTGCCTGCGATCGAGGGTGGCAACGTGCCGGTGGCGCCATTTAACCTGGGGTTCTCGGTCTACGTGCTGGGCGCGCCGGCCATTGGGCGCATTCCCTCCACGAAGTCGGATGCCCTGGCGGCGATAGCGGCGGCGTCCGGTGTGGCCACGCCCGGCACTGAGGTGGATCAGTCCATCACGATCGCAACGGCGCAGGTGTCGCAACAGGTGATGGCGGCAAATGTGGCGCGATCCTGGGTTGCGCTCTACAACCCGTTCGTGTCCCCGATCGCGATAGCCACGGGCGCTGCGGTGTGGGGAGCGGATACGAACGTGATGCTGGGCCCGGGACAGGCTATGTTCTGGGCAACGGCGCAGGGTAACGGCACGCCCTGGGCTGGGGTGCTTTCGGCGGTCAGCCTGGCGGCCGGCACGGTGTTGTGGGCTTGGGAGGCATGATGTGGCGGCGCAAACCTGGGACAGTATTCGCGAGGCGGTAATCGTCGCTCTAACGCAAAGTCCATCGCCCTACACGGACGTGCCGCCTGATTTCGAGGTTCTGTTCCCCCAAGGCACGAGCTACGCGGAAGGGCGCATCTATCGCGAGATGACGCCGCTGTGTGCCAGGACGCAGAACAGCAGCCTGTCGACCGTGAGCGGGTCCCGCACCATCGACCTGTCGGCCATGACGCCGTTGCCGGTGCTGGTGCCGGAGGGTGTGGCGCTGGTGATGCCGGCGGCAACGCTGCCCGCGGCGGGCACACGCTACCAGTATCAACTGACGTCACTGGATTTCATCGACACGGTATGGCCGACCGAAGCAGCCACGCTTTCCCCTGTGGCAGCCGAGTATCGCGGGCGCTGGTGGGCGATGCAGGATGATGCCACCATCGTCATTTGTCCCACGCCAAACGCCGCTTACCGGGCGGAAATCACGGGCCTGTTCCAGCCTGAGCCGATCAGCGCGGTGAATCCGACCACCTACCTGTCCACGACCTACCCGGAGTTGTTCGAGAACGCGGTGATGGTGTTCCTGACGGGATGGTTGGAGCGAAACTACGGGCCGCAGTCGTCGGACCCGCAGCAGGCCCTGTCGCATGAGAGCCAGTATCAGGCGCTCCTGGCGTCCGCGATTGCGCAGGAGCAGAGGATGCGCGGCCAGGGAACAGGGTGGACTCCGAACTTGCCGACGCCGCTTGCCACGCCGCCGCGCACATGAGCCTGATTCCCTTCTCCCTGGCGCTGAAGCCCGGCGTCTCGACGCAAGCGACCGCGCTCCAGACCGGTGCCGGGGTGAATATGTCGAACCTGATCCGGCACAAGATCGGGCAGATCCAGAAGCTCGGCGGCTGTGTGCGGCTGTCCAATTCAGAGTTCATCGGCACGGCCCGGTCGCTACTCCCGTGGGCTGATTTGAGCCAGCGGCAATACATCGGCATTGGGACGACCGAGTTGTTGGAGGTCTACCAGGACGGGGAGATTTACCCGATCCAGCCGATTGAGGCGACCAGCGACTTGGCGACACCGTTCACGACGGTAGCCGCATCCACGACGGTCACGATCACGGACGGCGTTTTTGCCCCGGCGGTCGGGCAGTGGATCAACATCGCGAACATCACGTATGTGGACGGCATCACCCTCCAGGGGCTGTATCAGGTGTCCGCGATTGGCGCGGGCACTTACGAGATTGTGGTGGGAACGCCGGCGATTGCGGGCGTGGTGGGCGGCGGCGACGTGCTGACGTTCGACACCACGAATCTTTCCAGCGTGGTCGAAATCACCCTGGGGGCGGGCACCTTTGTAGAAGGGCAGGCGCTCATTGTCGGGGTGCTTACCACGGTGGGTGGCATCGACATCGAGGGCTATTATCCGGTCACGGTGGCGGCCGGGCCGGTCTACACGATCGAGGACGATGAGGTCGCATCCAGCACGGCCACCGCGCAGGAAAACGGCGGTGACGTCCGCATTGAATACCTCCTGGTGCTGCCCGCAGGCGACTCCACCACCGGGACCTACGGCACCGGCTTGTATAGCGCGGGCCCCTACGGCATTGGCACGGCAGGTTCGCCTATCCCTGTGGTCTGGTGGTTGGCGCTGTGGGGCGAGAACCTGATCGCGGCCTATGCCCAGGGCACGCTCTACGAATGGACGCCGCCTGTGGCCCTGGGGAACGTGGCCACGCCGGTGGCGGGCGCCCCCTCTGCCATGAACGGTGTGTTCGTCGCCGCGCCGCAGCAGCAGGCCGTGGCCTGGGGCATCTACTCGGCCACGCTACTTGAGCAAGACGACCTGCTCATTGGCTGGTGTGATGTCGCTGACTTGAACGATTGGACGGCGACGGCCATCAATCAGGCTGGGACCTTCCGGCTGTCATCGGGCTCGCGCATCCAGTCCGGCCTGTGGAACGGCTTGTCCGGTTTGATCTGGACAGACCTGGATCTGTGGTCGATGACCTATGTGGGCTTCCCGCTGATCTACGGGTTCAACCGCATCGGGGAAAATAGCGGGTTACTCGCCCCGCGGGCGGTGGGCGTCCTCGGCTCGCTTGTGGCCTGGATGTCGCAAGATGAGTTCTTCATCTACCGCGGCGGTGGGGTGCAGACCCTGCCATGCGACGTGCATGACTTCGTGTTCGACAACATCGACAAGAACTACCAGGACGCCGTGTTCTGCGCCGTGAACTCGTCGATGTCAGAGTTTGCGTGGTGGTATCCGACGCAGGGCAGCGAAGGGGTGTGCAACGCCTATGTGAAATGGAACTCGCTGGAGAACCTGTGGGACGTTGGTTCGGGGTCCCTGTTGCTATCGGCCTGGGCGGATCAGTCGGTGGTCGGCACGCCGATCGGGGCTGACTACAGCAACCTGATCCAGCAGTTCGAGACTTCGTATGACTTCGACGGCGACCCGCTGGATAGTTGGTTCCTGACCGGCTTCTTCCAGATGAGCGAAGGCGAGGAATTTGTCACCCTCAAGCGGATTATGCCGGACTTCACGCTGTCAGAGGGCGGGGTGGTGCAAGTCACGGTCTACGTCTCGGACATGCTGGTGCCGTCGAGCGCGTATCCCGTCCGCACCTATGGCCCCTACACCGTGACGGCCGAGACGCCCTACTTCATTGTGCGTGCGCGGGGCCGGGTGATGCAGTTCAAGGTTCAATGCACCACGCTCAACACCTTCTGGCGCTACGGCAAGCCGCTGGCTGAAATCCAAAAGGAGGGCCGGCGCTGATGTTTCCGTCCGTGAAGGTCGAAGGCCTGGATCAGACCAACGTCCAGTTGACGAACATCCTGCGCCAGCTTGGGGCCATCTACGACCGCCTGGGTTCGTCCTACATCTCGACGTCCTCCAACAACGTCTGGACCGGGACCAACACCTTCAAGCCGCCGCCGCTGATCAATGCGGGCGCGACGTCCTCGACCACTTTCCTGCCCACGGGCGCGCTGTCGAAGCAGAGCTCTGTCGCCGGGATCGGGAACCTGGCGGACCTGACGGACGACACGCTGTTCACCTACACGCTGCCGGCGTCGTGCTTGGATGCGAACAACCAGGGCGTCGTGATCGAGGCCTTCGGGTCCTTCGCGGCGAACGGTAACGACAAGACGGTCAAGTTGTGGTTCGGGACGTCGCTGGTGTTCTCGTCGGGCGTGCTGACGAACAACAACGTCGGGTGGAACGCGCGGCTGATGTTGAGCCGGACCGGCGCGTCGGCGCAGATCGGGAGCGGGTTTGGCATGGCCGGCAGCACGCCGTTCCCGGTGCCTGTGCCGCTGATCGGGACTGAGGTAACGACGGGCGCTATTGTGCTGAAGGTGACGGGCGCGAGCCCGACGACCGGGGCGGCAAACGATGTGCTCGGGCACGGCATGTCCGTGTTCTCCGTGAACTGAGAGGGTGCCCATGGAAACTGCAAAGATCGTCCCGCTTTGGGGGCAGGACATTCCGGAAGGCGGAGCCTATCCGTCTGTGGTTGAGGCGTTGGAGGACTGGCTGGCGCGTGCGAGGCGCGGCGAGTTCATGGCCGTGGCGATGACGGGAGTGCGGCCCAACACGAACATCGCCTATCGGTACGCATCCAATTCGGGATCGCAGGATGTGATGCTCGTCGGAGGCCTTGCTGCGGCATCACACGCCATTCTGATGAATAGTTCCGCAAAGGACATGGAGCCGACAGTAGGACCGGAAAATGCCCCTGCGTAAGTCTGCCTCGAAGGAGGCCGTGTCCGACAACATCCGTCAGTTGCGGTCCGAGAAGTATGACCCCAAGCAGGCGGTTGCCATTGCACTCGACATTCAGCGGCGCAACCGGCGCGCGCGGGGCGGTGCCCTGGGGGACACGCATCGTCCTGGCATCGCGGAAGGTTTCCTGGATGGGGACACTGCCGGCCGGGCGGACCGGCTGCGGACCGTGGCCCCCGCGGGCGCCTATGTGATCCCGGCCGATATCGTTTCGGCGCTCGGGGAAGGAAACAGCGCGGCTGGCGCGCGTGCAATTCAGGACATGATTGCCCGGCGGTCTATGATGCGGGCGCAGGGCGGTGGGGTGCCAGAGGGTGCGTCCCCGGTGCTGCTGTCCGATGGCGAGTTTGTCGTGAAGCCGGACGAAGTGAGCGGGTTCGGCCGAGGCGACCACAAGAAGGGGGTTCAATGGTTCGATCGGTGGGTGGTGGATCAGAGGCGAAA